GCAGCTAGGATGCTGACTCTGCGGGCAGTAAGAGCTAAGCCCGCCGAGCCGAACCCGAAGGGGTTAGCGCGTGTCCTTGTCTTCTTGACCTGAGTAAAGGTCACGGACACCGGTCCAATTGCAGATCCTAGAGTGGACTTGCAACCTGAGACCGTAACGACATTCCTCGTTGTCTCACGACACATGAGGTAGCCGTAGCGCATAACAAGCCCGTCTTCTTGCAGTCGCGACACATTGGTCATCACTGACCCTATGTTGTACTGCCAGTCGACAAGCCAACTCCAAGGCTGGGCCTTCCATACAACCTCGGGCGTAAGCTCGAGGCCGAGAAGCTTTTCAGCTTCCGCGCCTTTCCGATCTACATAATCCGCGGCAGAATCTCCGCTCGGTATGTAGTATTCGAATTGGCCTTTGAACCACATGTCTCTTTCGAGAGTAGTGGTACAAAGTAGAGGCCCAACAGGTGTTCCCAAGGGACCTTTGAAGATCCCACTGTTCATGAACGTTGTGTTCCGAACAGTCATCAACGAGCCAGTTCCAGAGAAACTCTGGGAGGCCCGCTGGGTTGGGAACGAGAAGCTGCGCCGGACAAGTCGTCCGGAGTCCCTTTTGAGCTGACGCACTATGTTTCCATGGTGTGCGACGCTCTTGAGGACGTTCCTGATATCACTTGCTAGGGGTAGCCACCCAAACTGGTAGTTGAGGTGCTCCTCGCCGAGTTTTCTAGCGGCGGAAGTCCTCTCTTTCCAGAGAGTGTGGCCAACAAGGTGCGGTAAACCGTCCCTGTACCCTTCTGCAAGCGCAACCAGGCCCGCAGCTCCAGGATGTGTAGGAGCACATGCGGCAATGGCTCGAGTACCCTGGGCCGTCAAATCGACGGGAACCCAGGGGTCGACCCATTGTCCGTAGTGCCATGAGGAGGAGGCCGGAATTAACGGCCCCGTGTAGCTCCAACGCGTCGGATCAGATTGATCCAAGACGCTAGAGACAAACACGCTTGGTCGAGAGAGCTCAACAGTACGTAGTACTGTAGAAAACTCGTGACCAGTGTCTCCATCGCGACTCGTGCCCGACGCTTCGTCATAGGATTTGAGCGCCTGAAAGACGCCCGCTTCCGTGCGAACAGTGTCATATTGAGCATCGAGATCCTCCACCGCCTGGCGGCCAGTTCTCCAACTGGTCGTCTGCTGAAACGGTAACGGCAACCCAAATTGTAGAAGGACGCTGTCAAACGCGTCCCCTACAAACACCCTGCTTGCCGGCGGTCCTGAGGTCGTGGGGTCATACCCACGTCCAGGATATCGCTGGTAGTCCGGGGTGCGGGTTGTCGTCACTGTTGCCATGAAGAACTCCTTCGAGTTCTGCAAGTAGTTGGCTACCTGCAGGAGGCGGCGTGTCTATCCGAGACACGTCGTAGCGCAAGCGCCAGGGAG